TGATCCGGTGCTGTCGCTCCTGAGAAGTATTGTATGTTTGCATCAGTAGTGCGGTCATCATCAAAGACCTCTAGGTAGTATTTAGTCGATGAGTTGATAGTACGTTTCACAATGACATAGATATCCTCTATATCGACCGCTACATCTTCAAAGATGCCATCGGTTATGAACTCAGACGGTGCGATAACATTCTGTGGTTTGAGAATAGAATAGACACACATAGAACCATCGGTGCCATTGACTATCATTAATAGATCCCCATCGTCTGTAGAAGTAGCCACCCGGAGAGCCATCTTTACAGGGTTCTTCAATAAATGGGAGGAAAGAAGAGAAACATTGTCAGAATTGTAATTTAGATCAGTATCACTAAATATAAGCTCTCTGAGGTCTTTACCGGACTTTTGTATGTAAAGGGTTCCGGTTTCGGCTGACACGGGCCGTATGCCCTCTTTAGCTCCTCTCCGGGTAGCTGTCTTGATAACTATGTTTGTAGGTGTAATCGGGTCAAGTGTGGATTGTGGTACAAAGAACTCGGCCGATGAGGTAAAGATCTGTAAGTCACGACCAGATCGTATAGCATTGATTGCGTTGAGACTATCACTAGATATGGTCACAAAGATAGCATCATCATCCAAAGCCTCATCTGTTTTAAAGTTAAAGAAGTCAGCGACCTTTGATCCAAATAATGTGTTGGGCATAGACTTTGATCCACCAAAGAACAACCGCCCTTCGTGAAATGTACATGTTCTGGGATAACCTTTTGATGCAGAGAAGACAGCCTCGTAGCCGGTTTCCAACTCCCAAGATCCGGAGGCTATCGCAACCGATGCCTCAAAGAAGGGTATCTCAACTATGGTCTTGACTACGGTCGAACTTTCAAACTCTATGATCCTAGCACGGCCAAACCCATTGAGGACGTTGATATATTGGTTGACGTTGCCGGCTGAGAAGACCCCGGAGGAGGCGGTAATCTTGACCGTACCATCAACCGCATCAGGTGTAATCGTAGCACTAGGATTAGATGTGGCGATAGTAAAGGCATGAAAAGGCGAGGTCAGTGAGATTGTGCTTTCTGTCCAGGTCTGGTTGTTTGCCCCTCGTACAATCTTTCTAGGGGCTAGATCTTCCTGTACTAATATCAATGTATCGGCTGATTGTGTGAAATATACTTTTGATAAATCAATATCGCCTAAGTTGATAGCCAGATAGTCATTACCACTGCTATTGATGTTTGTGATCTGCACAGTGTTAGCAAAGACAAACATTCGTGTTTCAGAGGCCGATTGCTTTACAAAGACCAGCATAAAACTCTGATCGTTACTAAACTCAAAAGGTATAAGACGCATACCGTTCTGGGCCGTAAAAGAGCCTCCTAAATGGCTGGTAAGGTCTGCCATGAACGCTAACCCTGGTCTACGCTCAAAGCCACCCTGTGGCAATACTGTGATGTTCTTGGCTCTATCTAGGGCAGAAGGATATTGATTGAGATCAACCCGGCCTTTGACAAGAGGATCAAGCTCACCAACTGTGAAGTTTGATTGATAAACTGTAACCCGGCTCATCGGACATCTACCAGCACATAATCAGCAAGAACTTGCGAGGATTGACCGGAACCATCAATAACCGTGGCTTGCCGAAAGTATCCCCCTCGTAAGCTCTCAAGAGGAGTACCGAGAGCCACACCTTTCCAATAATCCGACTTGGTAGTCTGGTCGGTGACCGGTTCAGCTAGATGCCATGCCATTTGATAGATAAGTAGTTGTACAAAATATGCCGGCATCGCTGGCTCATCAACATCCCTTTGGTAGTCAATGAAGATACTTTGTTCTTGTGATAATAGTTCAGCCCCCTGGATCTCATAGTCAGTAAGATTAGGAGCATTGGTATTGTTAGACGTAAATACCTTTCGTGGTACTCCATTCACCATATCAGAAGGTAAAGCGTAGGCATACTGCCAATAAGATAGGGGAGTGGAGGCTGACTGGGCCAACTGTGTTTTTGTCAGTGAAAAGCTCCAGGGATACATTCCTAGAGTTTGTGCTTTTACTTTAGGATAGATGACCCCGGCTATAGAGGCTGGGGCCGTACCATCAGAAAAGGAGGATATACTCGTTGATCCGAGCAGTAATAGGGCTTGAGAACAAATAGAAACGTCTGTGTCTGTGCTTGCCATTCAAACCCCTTGTTGGTTTGGGAGGCAGTAGGAACCACCCCCCAAGAGTATTAGTCACTGTCTGATACAGCTCCGATTGTTGTTCCATCGGATACGTCTACAACACCACTGGCATTGCTAACGACTATATGCATTGTGACCGTTCGTGTGCCACCGGTTGAACCATGTACGATGATCATGTCACCTACGTTGAGAATGTCGGATAGATCGTTGAAGTATCCTGACGCATCAACTGCGGTGTGAGCCTCGGTTGTGGTATAGACATACATTGCTGGAGTAACTCCGGCTCTGGCCTGTCCACCGATGGTATTAAAATCATTTCTAACAAATGCCATCTTAGCTCTCCCTACAAGTTACATCGCATATGCCATCAGTATCCACCGCTATCGCTCCAGCACTGTACATAGCTGTTACGAGGAAGGATGTTCTTTCCGGTACATAATTGATTTCTGTTTTAGCTGGCATACCAACACCAAGACCGATTGCTGACTTATGGAACGCTACACACGTTCTGTCATTTGATCCATCGATTGGAATACCGCCCTCATCTCTGTCACCAAACATAATTATTTGGAAACCAGCGAAAGTTTGAACTTCACCTCTTTGCAAGGCTTGCAGTTGTATGAAGTCTGAACTCACTGCTCTTTCATCACCGAGTAAGGAGGCCATTGAATTAGCATGAACTAAGAGGCATCTCTCGGTTGAGGGTACGTTCTTAGCGTTGAGTTTCTTACCAGCCTCAATAATCTTTCCGACATTAAGGTCAGAGGCACTTGCTGATCCAGAAGTCACCACAGTGTTGGCAACGGTTGACCCGGCTGATGCGTTGATGAGTGCATCGATAACCACTTGGTCTTCTCGTCTTGCTATGGCTTTTCCGAGCATTTCGGCAAGCTCTGCTCTTTCGTCAAAGTTTACTTTTGCCTGGTTGAAAATGTCACTGTACTCTGATGCAGAATAATCCACCATTGTCGCTGTCACGCTGGAAAATTGCGCTCCTACCGGTGTTACTTGTGTACCGGGTGAACGAACAGAGGCTGATCCTTTAGCTAACTTTGGGAACTTTACAGTTGAACCTTCTACGTTTGTTCGGGTTCTAACAGTGCCGGCAAGTTTAGCCTCAGATTGATAAGCCTGGTGAACTTCGCTTTCAAAGATAGTGACGAATGCGTTTGATATTGCATTGTTGGACATCTATCTCTCCATAAAAAAATTAACATTAGTGTTCGCTTGGTTATGGAATAAATCCGCCAATCAAAGTGATTGAACGGCTACAGATGTAGTTATCGCTCAATCCACCGATACCATATCTTGAAAATGTAGTAAAGCTAAAAGTAGCGTCTAGTTATGCGATATTATCGTAGAACTCTTTTTCCTTCTGCTTTCGCCATACCGGATCAGACCTCCAGCGAGGATCAGCTACATATTGCGCTAACTCTTCTTTGGTCTTGCTTTCTCCGGTGAAGGAAGGAATAGGTAATTCTTTGGGGCTAGAGAGATTGCGTATCTTTCTGAGGAGCCTAGTACCATCTGCGGTACCGCCCATCTGATCCAATACGTCAAACTCGGCTTGTGATATGACACCCTTGCTCAATAGGCTGTTTGCCCAATCATAGTTAGATCGCACCAGTTCAACCGCATTGTTGCCCAATAGTCGCTTTTGTTCCTCAATAAACTCTTGCTCACTCTTGGCCTCATCCTCAACCGCACCGACAAACTGCAAGGCCAGGTCTTGAAAGTCCTCTTGTGACATACCATAACGTTGCGCCATGTCCTTATAATTGTTGAGCATCTCATCATCTTCCGGAACATTATCTCCTAAGAAAGCAACATCATACTCTTTTGGGGCTTTGTGTTCGCCTCGTGAGAACTTCTTCTCTAGCTCAGAATAGGCTTTAGATAGCTTTTCTACGTTCGTGCCGTTCTCCGCATCCCAGAACTTCTCCGGGAGGAAGTCCGGTTTGACGAACTCAATCTCGTCTGGATCAACACCCTCCGGCTCAGCATTGGTCTGGAGGTGCGAGTTTTCGTCTTCTGTCTGCGTGGCATTGAGATCCTCTCCTGCTAGTTTCTGCATATTGCTTTCAGCTTGTGGTTGCTGTTCTTGTTGTTCCTCTTGCTGTTCTTCAGACATTCTTGGCTCTCCTTATTCTGCTATGTATCTGTCGTATCAGTGAGTTTTGGCCTTCCCGGAAATATCCTTGACTTGGATCGGTTCCCGGATACCAGCACGGTTGATCTATCGTAGTACTCGCCAAATGCTTGAGTACCTTTAGACCATCCGGTGTATTGAAGACGGTAGCATAGAGCATATCCATCTGGGATGCTTGCGGATCTTCAGTTACCTCCGGCCAAAGATCATCATCAAGCTGGTTGTTCTGGTTCTCCTCCACCTTCCATCATTCCTTGTTGTTGTGCCATTTGCTGGGCTTGTTGCATCAGCATTTGCTGTATTTGTTGCTTTTCTTCTGGTGTCATTCGGACTTCAGCCGGGATAGCCAGTTGATCAGCAATATAATCGAGTAGCACTTCTTGTTTCACGGCAAGCTGTCCAGCCGGCCCAAAGCTCTGCGCTATCTGCATATACTGCATAATCTCGCTGACTTTCTCCATATTCTGCGACATGGCAATCGGGGCAACTGGTTGAACTTTGACTTGTAGACCATTGATCTTCAACGGTAAATCAATCATGCCTATCTCATCCATCACTTCTAGAGTACGTCTAACCACCGGATACATTGTCTCCTGGATCAATCGCCCAAAGGCACTACCCATGTTTTCTGAGAGTATCTTCATCTTTTGCATAATCTCTGTAGCGGATCGTGCTGATGCTGTATCGGGAGGCAACATATCATCCATGAGGATTTGCTTGAT